GCACGCCCAATCGTCAAATTCGTATTTTGTCATAGCCGTTTAATTATCTCCACTGATAATCTTTGCAACACTCATTTCAAGCGGGTGCTTTGACTTGATACGATTTGTTATCCCATATCCTTTTGCTATGTATGCCTTAACCGACTTGTTGTCATCAGCGTTTAAAACCACAACATCATCTCTGCCCGTCATTACTACATATTTGTTCATTTGAAAATATTCCTTTCACCGTTATTTTCTGCTTTGCGTGTCCTCTGCACTCCTTGGCGAATGCGTTAATCATCGGAAATACTTCTCTGTGAAAATATTCTTCCGTTTTCTCATTCTCTGTTTTTGGTTTTCTTTTTAGCATTTTTTATGTCCCTTTCTGCCAATTTCCAACTTATGATTAGTCCGATACCGAAACTAATCAGTGCAATTCCTATTGTGTTCATTTGTTTTACCTCTCTTTATCCTGTGAGCTTGTCCTATCGTCGGAGCATTAAGCTCCTTTTTCTTTGTTTGCTTGAATAGCATTGTACTCGTCAATCATTTCCTGCGACGGCTCAACCGTTACATCACCGTACCCAAGCATATGATACATATTTTCTATATGAGGTTTCCAATGCTGAAAACGTTCATAAGCAGGTCTGTCTTGCCAACTGCCTACCACTTCAACGTGTACTTTAGGTTGCTTTCTCGGCTTTCTTGCCTTTTTGGTCTTTTCCGCCTCCATGATTTCCACCTCCTGCTTTAATCTATGTATTTCATTTTTTGTCCTATTACTTTGTACTAAGCGATCTGCTCCTGTTCCATTATCGGAAGTATACCCTCGCTCTTTAACAATGCATAAATAAACAATCTGCCTTTTTGTGTCCAATATGTATTTACTTTAGAATGTTGTTTGCCGTCATTTCCGTTTACAGTGTGTGTCTTTGTGCTTGTATAGCCTTGCTCCGCATATTCTTTGTACAGTAGCCATATTTTACCTTGTTTAAATTGTATCTTGTGTTCTTTTAAGAAATTGTTTAACCATTTTGCCGACTTACCGTAATCCTTTGCTATGACAGTGACTGATAATAAATCGGGACAATTTAAAACTAAATCATAATATGACGCCTTTGGTTGAAGTTCCATAATCTGCTGTTCTTGAACTTTAACAGTGGTGTTTAGTTTCTTATTTTTCTCTCGCTCCAATTTTAATGCCGTAAACGCCTGTATAGCCAAATCGGGATTTTCCAATAGTTCTTCGGTCGCATACATTCCTGTTTTGCGTATAGCCGGTAATACATCAGCCGTAACCCAATGCTTAAACTTCTTCGCATTCGGCATTTTGCTTGATAAGATAAGACTGTACAAACCCGATTCATTAATCATTGTCAAATCTTGTTTTCCTCCAAGGGTGTCACATTTCGTTACCCCCTTATCTTCTTCATCAATATGGTCTATAATAGCCTTTCTTGGATTGCTGTATCCGAGGATTTCCGCTACATCCTTACCGACAAACATAATCTCTCCGTTTACTGTTGTTGTTCTTACAGAGCCGAACTCTGCATTTTCAAATACCTTTAATTCTTCCATAATTTTAATTTTCCTTCCTTGCGTTTTCGTAAGTTAGATTCCAAAAAAAATTGAATCTCGTTCTTGTTCGTCAAGATTTAATCGTTTAGTTAAAATTTTAATCTCTGCTCTCGAAAAATCACCATTTCGTGATATTTTTCGATAAAGAGTAGATAAATTAATATCTAACCATTCTGCTACATCTTGCATAGAATAACCTCTTGCCACTACAGTACCCTTTAATAACTCTTTTTTAAATTCCATTATATCACCCACTTTCTTGCGTTTCCGTAAGTATAGAATAGCACATTAAACATTCTTTGTCAATACTTTTTCGCAAGTTTTTTATACTTTTTTGAATATTTTCTTGCATTATTGCAAGTGGCGTGCTATAATATCTT